GCGCCGCCTGTGATTTCTACTGCGCCACCGAGGCCCGCCGCCCCGGCCCCGCCTCCGATGTCTACTGCGCCACCAGCGCCAGCCGTATCGGCTGCGCCTGCGGTAACGTTTACATCCCCGCCTGCACCGGCGGTAGTAGCATCGGTACTGGCCAACGTAATGGCCTCGCCCTCTACCGTGCTGATAGAGGCGGCCCCTGTACCCGCCGCATTCGAGGCGACGATTGCAGCGTTCGCCGTAATGCCGCCAGTAGCGTGAAGTATCATCGTTGGTAGCGTAGCATGGCTGGCGAGGGTAATCATATCCTCGTAAGTCGTAACGCCTACGTCGTAAGCCTGCAAGTTCAAAGCGTCGCCAGCTGCCAAGCCGCAGCGGACGTCGATGTCGTTGGTGGCCCCTACGAGGGCAACGTCAACACCCGAACTCCCCAACGTCATGTAGTTAGTCCCAGCAGCGTCATAAACGAGCACCTGCGGATATGTAGCAGCCGCCAAGCCCTTGTCGACACTCATGTCGGCTAGTTCCATGATCATCAGCGTGCGGCTCGTACCGTCTACGCCGATCTGTAGACAATCTACTGTCTGCGTCGCGTCAAACTCAATGGCCGCATCGTTGCCGTCGCCAAAAGTTATCTTGTCGTCATCACCCATACTGAGGTCACCGTCGAAGTCAAGCGTTGCGCCCGACTGTACGTCCAGCGTACCCCCCGATTGCAGCTCAATCTCGCCGCCATCCGCTACTACGAGCTTGTCGCCCCCTGTCTCGATATATACGTTCGTGTTATAACTCATATTCTTGTCCTCCTATTGTAAGCTGGGGGCGAACGTGTGCCCGCCCCCAGCTCAAGGTTTACCCAACAAGCAAGACTGAGTTCCCAGACGGGAACGTCGCAGGCTGCGTTACGGGTAGCGTCTTAGCATTCCATCCATAGAATACTATACACGCATAGTCGTTAGCACCGGCAGGGCCAGTAACATCAAGCGTTACATAGTCAAAGGTGTCAGTGAGTTTCGCTGTTTCAAACTCAAGGACGAACACCTGATCGTCGTCGTCAGCCGCGATGACATCCGTTGCCCCTGTCAGGTCTGCGATGCTCGCTGTTTCAGTAGCATCAGTGTCCTGATGTACTTGTAGCGTGATAGCACTGTCCAACGCTCCCACGTAAGTAACGAAGGCGCAGTGAGTGTAGTTACCCACGTAGATGTACGACCCGCTAGCCGGGTAGTGCTGTACAGCTAGGGCGTCTTCGGTATTAAGCAAAAGCGTATACATATGCCTGTACCAGTTCTGTCTCATTTTCCTCTCCTCTAATTTGCCCATTTAACGGGTTGGCTATATAATAGGTCTATACTATACAAGGAGAGCCCCTATGATATGCGCCCGTTGTAGTTCTGAATATGATCGAATGGAAGGCGTCCTGAGATTTAAGAAAGACTATGGCTATTGCTCTGTCCAATGCCTGGTGGATGATAAACCTCCATGCCCATATTGCGGCAGCGCCGTTACGCGCCACGCAACTGAGAAGCTGTATGCTTACGCCAAGCGCGTGTTTTGCTCCCAGCGCTGTGCCGGAATTGCCACAGCTAGCAAGCCCAAGTCTCAACAAACTCGGCAGCGTATGTCCCAGGCGGCCAAGGAGCGGCCACCAGAGCACTATGCCAAGATTGCTGCATCTCGCAAGAAGTTTGACCAGACCACGCAGGGCAAAGAAGCCCGCCGCAGGACTGTAGAAGGCCACAGGCGCTGGCGCGAGGCTAACCCCAAAGCCTTTGCAGAGGCAGCACAAAGTGGTCATACAACCCGCCTTGAGCGTGGTGTTTACCAAGAGAACAGCGAACGCCAGAAGGCTTTCTTTCAAACCCCTGAAGGGCAATCCCACAAAGAGCGCATGGGTAGGGAGCGCTCTGGAAAGAAACGCCCACCACACATTATCGCTAAGGCGGCAGCAGCCGCGCGCGAGTTTTGGGATAGCCCTGCCGGATACAAGATGCGCCAGGAGATCGCGAAACGAATGTCTAAAGGTAAAGCCGAGAAAAGCCCCTGGTCTGGCCCTAACTGGCCCAAACAAGCCAGCAAGGCCAGACAAAGGGATGGCCACGTTTGCAGTCTCTGCGGCCAAGCTAAGCAGCCAAATGGCAGACGCTTGGATGTTCATCACATCTACCCACGCCGTCAATATGGCTATGTGCCAGGCAGCAACTGCAATTACCTTTGGGCTAACCATCCCGCAAACCTCATTACCCTCTGTGCCCCCTGTCACGTCCGAGTCGAGCGCGGTATATTTGAAGTACAGCGAGAGCGACAGGAACGTGCCGACACCCTATGGAACACCTTCAATTCCATCGGTAGTTATGTCACGCGGAAACTTTTTGAGCCGCCAGTTTGTACGTCTCTACCAACTGCCCGCCAAGCCTGCGTCGCATCACGAACTTGACCGTGTTCAGCTCAGCTTCTGTGCCACCCAAGAACCTCTCAACGGTCATCCCTACGCGGTCAGCGATGTAATATCCGCCAAAATCGCCAAACAGGATGGGATATGCATCAGCAGCGATGCTCGGCATCGCCTCTTGCATATAGACTGGGTAGCCAAGCAGCATCAGTGGTTGTCCAGCTTGCTGGTCGGGTTCCCAGAGGTAGTTGCCAGCACCGTCCTTCATGGTGCGGATGTACTCAACTGTCGCCCTCTCCATGAGCCATCTGGCCCTGGGCAGATACTGCGAGGCGATGGCATAGACCAGGCCGATCAGGCCGCGCTTGGTAACTGCAGCGCCTGCACCGTCCCAGGTTAGCAAGTTGGCATTGCCGGTATCCTCTTCAGTCAGCGACAGCGTATTGGCACTGCCAGGCAGGATGCCCAGAGGGCTCGCGCCACCAGCGCTCGTCAAGAATCTGTTGTCCTCGTCGATCCCGGCTGCCTCTGCATACTTCGTAGCCAGGAAATCCTCAACGTCAAAGAAGGCGTCTTCAAGCATGTTGCGCGAGATTGGTGTAGTTGCCATGACGGTGTGGATGGCAATGTTCTCCATGCCAAACGTTAGGTTCGTTTCCGACGCGGCCGCGGCCGGTGTCTCGTCAACCCACGTCACGCGGACAGCAGACGTATACTGATCGTCACCCCCGGTACTTACAGGGATGCTAACCATATCACGGCCAGTAGTGAGCTTGAATGCCCATGGCCGGATCATTGTGAAGCCTGGCATGCGCTCGATGACGCGGGAGTTGAAGTCTATCGGGACAGCGTAGCCGCCCAAGACATCACTACCCTCAACCATCGTGGCCTTCAGGGTTTTCACGTCATAGATACCCTGGGCCAATGCGTCCTTGATAGCCGCTGGCGTATAGACCATACTGCGCATTGCTTTGCGCTCAATACTGTCCATTTCGTCCAGCCCAACGCGCAGATACTTGTTGAACGCTGCTTTCTGCGCCCAGTATTGCGATACATAATCATGGCCGTGGAGGCTAGTCAGGAGAGACTTGACCATGTTGCCAGTGTCTCCAAACTTGGTCTGATAAGCCGCCTTGTGTACCATCTGTGCCGGTGTCTCGGCAGGTTCTACCGGATCAGGGGCCGGCAGATTGCCATTTCCCATCATCGGCAGTGGCGGGCGCACAGGCTCCGCTGTCTTGATATTGTCTAGTTTCTGCAACTCCTCGATGGCCTCAGCAACACTCTCGGCTTCCTCGCGGAACTTGCGGCCATTTTCCAGGTCGCCTTCCTCCAGGGCCTTGCGCGCCTCAACCTTGAGAGATGCAAGTTTCTCTTGCAGACTCATACTAATCCTCCTACTTCTAGATCTAACAAGGCCAGCCGTTCTAGTTCCACAGCGATTTCCTGCTGGCGCGCTTCCTCATCAGCGCCTTCGCCAGCATCAATCGCTGGGAACTCCAATCCGGCAGCCTTGTAAGCTGCTTTAAATTCGTGTACTGGTCGTTCCAGCATCCTGTATTCCATAGGCGTGGGCGTCATAGAAACGTCTACGATGCACCACTGTTCTAACCACCCGTCCGTTGCAGCCCTGTAGTGCCCAGGTAGGCATCCTGTACTTGTACCCAGTTTGCCCGCCTCGACCATGGCCGCAATAGCTTCGCGGTAGTCGTCTGCTTTCTGAATCTCAGCCTCGTACCACAAGCCCACGTCGTCAACCAGCATAATGTCTACTAGCCCCACGACGCTGGCCTTTATTGTCCCATCCATTCCGTGGTGGTAAAACAGTGGCAATTTGCCCACAGCCTCATATACGTTCAGCATCTCGCCAGTCTTCGGTGTGAAGTATTCCTCCACTAGGTCCTTGCGGTCTGGCCCGCCCCAAAGAGCAGCGTAACCACCAATGCGGTGTTGGCCCAGTGCCTTGATTGCCAATCCGACAGGGACGCCGCAGTTGTCCTTGGGGATGACGGTCTCGGTCTGTGCCTTTACCACGTTGGGGTCGCCACTCGGCGCACCCCTTGCCGCAACTTCTTCTTCGCTTATTTGCTCACCGACTCCACCCTCAACGGGCGCGTCGGGAATAGCCTTCGTTACTTCTACCCATTCGCTCTCAACTTCTGGGCGCTCAACCTCAACCCACTCACCTTCGTCAGCGAATGTTATTGCCTCATCGGTCTGGGCATAGGGGACTTTGAATGTCTGTGTTCGTTCCACAATCGCGTATTCGTCCCAGACCTCCCGCACCCATATACCCACAGACCATTCATCTCCGCCGACCTCGCCGTAGAACTGATTCCTTATTTGGGCGGTCAGCGCATCTAGGTTCTCAGCCTTATTCTCAGCAATTATTTCTTCATCCATGCCTTTTCCTCCCTTTGTTGCCCAGCAAAAGTCTTTGCGCAAAGAGAACGCAAAACGCCCAATGCAGCAGGCACAGGGCCTGAACATTGGGCGCAAGGGGCGCAGCTTATTACGTTATATATCTACACACAAACGCTATTGTGTGGTTTTATCCGCACTTTCGTGCCGTTTTGCTAATAACCCAATCCTTATTCGCGTGGTTGCATACTACATAGCGCCGCCAACCGAGTTAGGGCGCGGTTGTCAATCAACCCAAAGTCTATAGCCAGGCGTACTAGGTGCGCGAGGCCAACCACGTTAGCGTGCTTAGCCCCGTGGTGTCGCGACGTTATACTAATGCGTCCACCTGGCAGCAAATACCCAAACGGCAGTTGACACCCACTACCGTGGGCGCACATGAGCGGGATTCTGTCTTCATCCATGGCGATATGGCGGGCGCGGTGAAAGCGACAAATAAATGGCTACGATGATCGCCGCTACCAACAACGCCCGCCCCCACATGCTAGGCGTTGAACGCCATGCTACCCAGCATCGTTCGTTGGGCAACAGCGACGTCGACTTCACTCTCAGTATCAACGAATCTTAGCCATTGATCCCAGCAGAAGTCCAAGAACCTTTCCTTGCTAATGAAAAGGTGTATGATCTTTATGTCAGCCAAACGGTTGTCCCAAAACGGCCCAGCAATAGCATGTACGTCAGCCTCAGAGACTTCCTGTAGGGCTTCTTTAGCAAGCTCGGCGAGTTTGGCCTTCACGTCCTTCCACACGTCACCCAGCAAGCCATCCTTGTTTTTCTTTGCAAGATATAGGGCTAGTCCGGCCACAATCACTACGGCCTCCCAAATCTCACCAATGTTCTCAACGATCCAATTCCACCAATCCATTACAATCTCCTTTACTTACCTCGCACTATTTAAGCGCATCATTAGCTTTGGCGAAAACAGCCCGTATGCTGTCTTCATCCTCAGCAACCTTCAGTTGTGACACAATTTCCAGCGCTACCGATTCTGGTATCAGCGCCGTGGTGAACGTTCTATCGGCTGGCGGTTTCCCTTTCTGCAACTCGCCCAATGCAACCTTCCTCCACCGGTTCAGTTCGCCTTTCACCGCCACACGAAGTGCTTTTTCTTCTTCTTGCAAAACATTGCCTTGGTCTTCAGGCTCTTCGGGCACATCGTCGCTACCACCAGCGAGCCGGTTTGTCAATCTCTCTGGAGCTTCTCCGCCCAATAGTGTCCCAACCCCTTGCCGTAACACCTCTACGCCGCCAGGCGCAGCCAGGTGTTTCAGCAGTCGTACTGGCAGGTCACAGATTGGGTAGGGCACAGGTGGCAGCCCCTGCACCTTTAGGTTTTGGTTGATAGACCTGTCCTGCCCATATTGCGCGTATTCTTGCACGGCGATTGCCCTATCCTGTGGAACGACGTTTGGCGACTGTGCCAAGAAATCATCGCCGTAGAACGGCCTTAATGCCAGTGTCCACTGTGCGGCGAAAGAGTCAAGTATCGGCTGTATGGTAAACTGGGCAAAGCTCGCCTGTACAGCATAGAGGTTTTCAGTAGACACCTCTCCTGTTACCAACCCGGCAGGAATGCCCAGAACCTGGTAGATTTGGTCACGGTTGAATTCGCGGGCCAGCCGAAGCTGCATTTGCTCCATTGTTTGTTGGATGACCTCAACAGAGAGATCTCCACCACGGACGATGGCCGAAGACCTGCCCTCACCAAATTGCTCCCTGATGGCAATTTTCGCTTCATCAAAATCGTCGTTAGAGATTTCTGGCGGCAAAGACAAAATGGCTGTTGGAACAGCGTTGTCCTCGCCGTAGAAGCCTTCTTCCCAATTAGCCTGGGCAATATCAGTACGAATAGGCGCGAGCGCTGCCGTCAAGCTGCTCAGCCCGTTCCAGTAGTCCCAATAATTTGGTAGACGGAGGCAGAACATGTTCTCGCCCGGCAACGTTGTCTTCGCCCCCTTGATGGTCATTTCCCAGTCATGCGTAAGTCGCCCTGTCAGCCGCGACCGCCGCAAGGTGTTAGGAAGCGGACTAACCATGTTGCTGGGCAGGGGCCAAAGTTCTACTGGCTCGCCCTTGCCAACCCGTGGCGTCGCGACAAAGATGTGCGCGATACCACGCAGAAGAAGCCATCCTGTCGTGTACTTGGCGATATAGTCATACGGCATCAAGTCGTTGGGCGACCGAAGCAGTTCGTCAAATGGGTGGCTCGGCTTCTTGATAATGTCCCCGTCTGCCTGCCGCGTTGCCGCAAATGGCCTCGCCGACTCGCGCGCCACCGCGCTGCCAATCACACGCAATGCTGTAAATACAGTATACGACGTGATAGCCAAGATTTCAGCTTCGGTGCTGTCTATGGTGCGGACCGGCTGCCTGTCACCCAATTTGTCCAATAGCCCTAGCATGATGCGCTGGCTTTGCCGAGTCTTAGCCTGCAACGGCTCGCGCGCGTATGCGAGGGCCGAGGACCAATAATGTAACCACCGCCCCAGGGTGTTGGGGGGTTGCGCCGTCATAGTTTTATCATACTCAATGCTCTTTCTCCGGCCCCAAAGGCCAGACTTTAGCATTTCCGTTGAAGTTCAGTGTCACCGCGCATCCATCGCAAATGTAATTTCCAACCGTCTCACGCCCGCAATGCCAACATTCCCGCACAAGGTTGTGCAATTCCTTCTCGGGCAAACGATTGCCCCCACAGAACTTGCAGGTATGGCTGCCCCAATCGCACAGGGCACCGCACCACGGGCACAATCGCGCCTTGGGTTGGCTCACAAATCCCAAGTCGCCCAACATTGCGCCAAGATCAAGCGAGCTGTCTTCGTTGCAGCAAAATCGAAAGTCGGGATCTAGTCGCAACGAGACAGTTATCGCGTCGCTGTAAGATTCCTCAATGCCCGCTATCCAACCAGCCCACTGTGCACGCTCTACAGCCTTGCCCAACAAATCCGTTCCACCACCGCATTGTGGGCAAGTTAGAACCCCTGTTGTGTAAGTTGTCCCACAATAACGACAAACGTGTCCCCATCCAATATCGCGGTAGCCAAGATGCAAGCCACATTGCCTCATATCGTACAGGAGGCCCATCATTACTGGGCTGTAGCCCAGCTCCAGTTCCATGGTGGTCTGTATTACTCGGCCCGTGCTCTCAATCTCACCCCACATCGACGTTAGCCGCTGGGAGTAGCTTTCAATATGCAAACTGGCACTGTATATGTGGCTGCCTAAGAACCTCCCCCCTACAGGCAAAATGTGGCGCATGTATGTTGTCGCCATACTGTCTCCTGTACTAAATTAGTAAAACCCTATCTTGACTGTTCTCGCCGGAGCAAAAGTCATGCACAATGCTTCCAGCCTGTCAGGACTCCTTTTGAGCTTTTCTTTCAAGACCTTCTTTCGCGTGACTTCTAGCCCCCAGCTCGTGTTGTCGTAACGTGGAGTCACAAGCTCCTCCAGCAAGAGTTCATCAGGTGGCAACATCGCTCCCTTGTCCAGCCGTAGCCAGTCTGCAACGGCGAAATACAACTGGTCACGCATCCTGCGATACTTGAGCTTGGCCTCGCCCTCCATGGGCGTTTTCGTGGGTTTCTCGCTGACCTTCACCGCCTGTGCGCGAGCGCCCTCTTTTCTCATGGCCGGTGCGACGCCTGCGCCAATCCCAATCGCGTCCACATAAGCCACTCGCGCCCCAACGTTCTTGTAAATCTGAGTAGCCCTTAGCGCGCTTTCGCCTGTATCAACACCCCTCCATGAGACCAATCTGGCCACCCATCCGCCGTACCTCTTGCAAAGCACCGTTGCGTCGGGTCCCTGTTCTCCGATGTCTAGCCCAATTATAGGACTCGTTCCTTCTGGCGGTTTCTCGCCGTGTACCGCCACATAAGCGTCCCAACGCGCCCTCGCAGCATCCACGTCGGCCTGGGGGATAAGCTGCATCTCCGCTTGGGACGGATACCGCGCCAATACCATATACGCGAGCTCCGGCTGCGTGATCACCCGCCAGCCAGCAGCTAACGGAACGTAGTTACCGCCGTCAGATCGCTTGGCAATCGCGCCTATCAGGTGCTCAGGAACTTCAAAGCAATTCGCGTCCGGCTCTTCGCCATCAGCCAGCGGCCTAGACCATTCGTTGATGCGCCTTACGGTCGTTTCGCGAGACACAGCGCCCGGAATGACATCTCTCCCAGTCACAACGTTGACGTGATCCAAAGCTGAAATCTTCACGACGTTGGCTTTGCCGTCACGTATCATCCGATATACCGCACCCATCTTGGCACGAGGGTTGAACATGACAAGCAACCTGTCGTGCGACCCGCTCATACAACTCTCAATCCCCTTATAGATTCCATCGGGAACTGCGTCTCCCTCGTCCACTATAAAGAGCAAGTGGGGCGCGTGCCGTCCTGAAAACTTAGCCTCCCGTTGTGCTGCTGTGCCACTCTGCGGAATGGTGACACCTGTGATAAACGAGGCTTCTGGTTGTGCCTCCGTTGCTATTCGCTCAATCTGCAAGCTCAATTTCTTGCAATCTGACCATAACCAGGGCTGACTGGCATTTATGGCGTTGATCTCCCCCCAAAGCAATTGCTTCAAGTTGCGCTCAGGTGGGGCCGCAGTGGTGTAGACTTTTGCGTCGGGCCACATGGTAAAGAACCAAGCGGCAATACGCGCGGCGCTAAAGGTCTTGCCGGCGGCGTTACAGCTCATAGCAACAGTTATACGGTTGTCTCTGACCGACTCCATCATAGCCTTGGTGTCATCGGTCAAAATCTGCACGCCTAGTGCTTGTAGACAGAAGCCGGCAGGATCATCTACGTACCGTTCTCGCAACGCCCCCACCATCTTGGTACGGGCTGCTGCTGCGCCACTGGGTAATGCAATGCCCTTTTCCGCGGCTATGGCCTCGATGACGCTAAGCTCTCTCAACAACGCTAAGCGGTCAATATCATTCACCATCGTCAGCGATCACCAGCGCGCTATCAAGCAATATCCATCCCTTGTGATGGGGTCGCTCGCCATTCTTTACGCCACCCATACAGCCTGGGTGCAGCCCGCGCTCTCGGCACAATCGCTCCATATTTCTGCCGGCGGGGATGATCTCGCCTGTGTCTCTGTGGATGAACGCGGGATATGGCTTGGCAAGAGCATCACCTATCTTTAGCTTGGCCGCGTCAGTAATCGGGCTGCCCATCATGCGCTCGCTCTGTGCCTGCTTCCACTCGCCAGTATGCCTGTAGCCCAGGGCGTATTGCTTGCCCATCATGCGCTCGCTGTGCCTGCGATTTTGTTCTTCGGTGTGCTTCTTGCCCCTGTTGGCGTCACCTATCCTGCGTTTGTGCTCCTCTGATTTAGGACCCGCCGGTCCCGCTGTAATCGCAATGTTGTAGCAAGCTCCTGCGGCGTGGTGCACATCAAGCCATATCTGTTCTGCTGCCAACCGCTCATCGTAGTCTTCAATCACCTCAAGTGGGATGAACTCAAAGACATCCTTACCATACTTGTTCCATGCGCGTTGCAAGCGTATGCAATGATGCGTTCCGTTGCGAAGATCCCGGCGGTGTTCTCGCCGCCGCCGCTCAATATTCCCAGAACTCCCACCATAAGCCATCCCGTCCAATTTGTTCGCGACCTTATAAGTTCCCGTTGTCATGCCAACCCCTCCCGTCAGCTATATCCCTCCACAATTGTAACCCGCCAGGGGGATGGAGGGCATCCCCTTTTCGCCGCGCAAGCTAGGCGGGTGATATTAATCGTTGTCTCCGTTAGTAAGGGACATACTCAACTTGGCGACAGTAACTTCGTACTTAACTTTCAATTCATCGGCACTCATAACGAGGAGGTGACTAATCTCAGGCAGCCCAGCCATTTCTCGTTCGCGGTCCATAGAGTGGTGAATTGCCCTCAACGCAGCAGCCGCTGTCTCGAAGCCGTGCGCCTCGATGTAGTCCATACCGCCCTTTTGGAGCTTTACCAACGAATCGCGGTGCCGCGTAAGCATTTCTTCCAAATGGTCAAGCTCGGTAGACATCAGCGAGCGTCTTACGTAATCGTCCCACGCCTTTGCTCGCGAATCCCAGTAATACGTTGTCTGCCAGAGAGCCCACCCGTGGGGAACAGCTACGCGTCCTTTGTACGCGGTAAGCCGGTCGGGATTGCGCACGCGCAGCATCTGCTTGAATGCTTTGTCGCGCCCCCTCTTCCCGACGAGCGAGCGATAGAAAAAGAACGCCTCGAATGCGTCGTCAGGCTCATCCTCGCGTTGATGCCAGGGCGCGGTTACACCGGGATCGATGAGCGCCTCTAGTTTGTCGGGGGTAAGTGCCAAGGGGCTATCAGTCACAGATTCTCCACAGATAGACGCGATGATAGACTTCGGGATTTTAACAAGCCCTATTATACCACAGAATCGTGATTTTGTCAAATCCAGCAAGGCACTTAAGCGGGGAATTACAGGGACTCTACGTAGAACGGGGCACTGACACCGTTGCAGAAACGGGCGGCGACTTCCATTGCGCAATATAGCCACTCTTCTGGCCCCCATGCGCGAGATGTAAACTCGCGGCTTGTAGTAGCGCCAAGCGCGCCAAGGGCATACTGCGCACCGCACCCTATAGCATCATAACCGTCATGCAGGCGAAGAACCTGAAAATCGCCACTTATGCAGTATAGTTTCCCCTTGTATCCAACGAGAAACTGTCCTCCGTCCTCTTTGTTGTTGTCAATAGTCGTAAAGCCGCCACGGGCTAACAGGTCGCGAATGACGGGAATGAAGCTGGCGACTAGAAACTGCATGTCGCATTCACGTTCTTGTTTGGGCATGGTCAATTCATATTGTAGTAGTTGCCCCATGCGGAAACTGGTAGTATAGCCTATCAACATATTGCCCCGCCGAAAGACCTTCCTCTCCGCAATCTGGCGAATGTTCCAGCCTTCGGCGGCAGCCGAATCGCCACCCATCCAAACTTTCCCTTCTGCCTCAATTCCTATGATACACGTC